TCCTAGAGGTTTTGATTTCTTAGTTACAGTACTTCCATCACCACTACCTTGAGTTCCACCACCACCAGTTGTTCCTCCAGAACTATTATTCTGTTCAGCTATTATCTTTTGTAGGTGTGGATTTAATGGAATATGAGCTTGCGATAGCTGACTAAGTTTCTTCTTCTTTCCATCTGTACTTGTTTCTCCACCAGCAGAAGGAACCAACACATTAAGTTCTGATGGTGCTATGTCGCCTGGAATCAAAGCAGTTTGTGTTGTACCTGCTAAACTTTGAACCTTCTCATTATCAGTTGTGGGTTCATCTTCTGTCGTCTCTTCTTCTGTCTTTGGTTTTGAATCAGCAGCTTTCTTTACTTGATCTTTAAAATCCCAAAGAGCTTGTTGGAAAACTTTAAGAGCTTTATTAAATTTCTTTACTTCCTTCTTATTAAGTAATTCAGTTCCTTCTAATGGTTCTACTGATTTTACTGTACTCTCGCCAGGTTTAACTCCTTTATCTTCTTTACCTTTGTCCAATAATTTACTAATACCCCAAGTTGTCAATGCAATTAACCCAAGAGTTGCAGCACCCTTAAGTATGTTTCCAATCAAACCACCTTTCTTTTTCTTCTCTTTCTTGCCAGGCTCAGTCTTAGGAGCTAACTTTATCTTAGTAAGTTTCTTAAGAAGACTAAGGAATATATTCTTGGCCTTGTTAATAAACTTAAATATCTCTCCAAGTGGTTTCTTAAGACCAGCTAAACTCTTTGCAAATTTCTCTAATTGTCCCAAACCACCTTTAAAGATGTCAGATAACATCTTTCTTGGATCAAATGGTTTTATTGCAGAACGAACCTTCTTAGTTATCTTTGGTTGTAACCTCTTAACCTTAGTCTCTACAATCTTATTGACTTTAGTTACTGTTACTGGAGTATCATCATTCTCTGGTAATTGCAACTTCTTAGAAGAAGCTTTAAGTACCGAATCCGCTCCTTTTACTTTTCCCTCAGTCTTTTGCTTTCTTGCAAGGGAACTTGTAGATTTAATTGGAGAAGATAGTACTGCCATCTAAGCCCTTTGTTGTGCTGCTTTTTGTTGTGCTTTTAGATTCTCATCCTCAATATGTTGTCTGAGCAATCCAACATAAATGTCTCGTTCCCACGAAACCATATTCTCTATTTCAGTCAATGAATATTTATGGAACTGCATCAAAGCAAAATTAATTCGGAAGTATGTCTCAAGATCTACATGAGCCATACTTAGGCGAAAAAATCCGACAATCCCTCCAATACTACTTTATTTTCCTTACCAGTTTTAGGATTAGTAACTGTTATTTCATGAGTAAGTTTAGGCATTGTCTCAAAGAAAGACTCAATCTTCTTGAACTGTTCTGATGTCAGAGATTCAAGCCATTCTACAAGTTCTTTCTTACTACAATCAGCTGCACCCCACACATTTTCTTCATTATAAACAGTATCAATAGCAGATGCTATAATCTGGAAAGACTTCTCTACACCAGATTCATCTTCTTCTGAGAAATTATCTTCTAAGAATTGATTTAATGAAGGATACTTCATTTTTAAAGTATATCCTTCTCCCAATTGAATTTCTGGAGTATGGTTGGGATCAGTCTTAACCTGTACTTCATCAATACCAATTGATACAGGAACTTGGGTCTCACCATCATCACCACAGGTAACAACAATCTCAATCTGTTCTCCAACAGATTTACCACGAACATTTAAAAAGATATACTCTATATCAAAACTAGGTAAAGTATCAACTTTGATACCTCTAGTTAAAATACAATCCTTTAATACCTGTTTAACTGCGTTTGATATTTGTTTTTGATTTTGTGATTCTAAAGCGAGAATTAGAATCTTCTCTTCCCTAACTAAAAAAGGTCTAAATTTAATCTTCTTACCAGTAGAAGGTAAAGTCAGCTCATGTTGAGAAGTACTAATCTTTGGTAAAGGCATGATAAGTTATCAAGTCATTTCATTATAAAGTTATTTAGACGGTTTTTTGGGACTTTTACTTTTGATACTTTTTTATACTCTCTTCCCACTCTTTCATACTGCTCTGACAATCAGGCGGTTCTGGATCCACATATCCTTTCATCTTCTTCCATTTATTATATAATGCTCCCATCATCCATGACTGAGACAGACTCTTAGGTCCATTCTCTAGTAGTTCTGCTTGATAGGGACTATTAACGTATCCCTTAAACTCTTCTCTCCAATTGGAGTCATCGTATGATTTGTTCATAGGTGTAAGTTTTCTTCCCAACTTTAGTGTGTCCATATTCGCCAGTTTTGCCTGGTCTTACTTGTCCTAGTTTAGAACCTTTATTAGAAACTCCAGTTGAGGTCTTTTTACCTCTCTTGGTAGTGGGATGTAAAGTCGCTTTGCCTTTACCCTTCTTAGTGATTACTGAATCTTGGTTATATTCTTTACCAAGTCTTTTCATCCTTTTCTTAAAAGTTCTATACTTTTTCTTAGGAGCATTAACAACAACAGATGGTTCGCTCACTGTTTTAGTGTTACCCTTATCATCCTTCTCAGGATATTCTCCCTTGACTTCTTTATATCCATAGCCGTGACTACGGATCTTCTTGCGTAACTCCTTGTTACTCTTTTTATTCTCCTTTTTTGACTTATCACCTCTTGTTGCAGTTAGAACTGCCGTGTTGCGACTCTTAGAATGAGAAACGACACGAGACATTCCACCCTCATTAAGAGAGCTACATTCTAACATAAATTCGGGAAAAGTCTTCATATTATGGACACTTTGTAATGTGGCACACCTGTATTTAGGTTTGAACTTCGTTTTGTAAAGTATAGCCTGTCATATCCGTACCACTGTTGTACTGGGTAGGGTAATCTGAAAATGCTCCAGATAAATTCGTAGATCCGTCTTTACCCCGAGCTATTGAATTTGCAAATTGAGGTGGTTCTCCATCATTCTCTGGTTGTGATATAACATACCTATCATATTTAAAATTAACAGTTACCTGAAGAATCTGAGCATCACCATAAGATAATGGAATACTATCAACACTCTCTGGAAATGCATTGGTGAAAATATATGTTAATGGATTTGGTTTATCAGGTGGTTGAATTGGTGCTACTACTCCAGACCTTGATCCTGTCAGGCCTGAAGAATGTTGATAGAAAGTATCCTTAGTAGTTCTACTCTTAACATCTAAATTTCTCTCAAATTTAGTAACCATCATATTTCTCTTATAACTATTGGGATATCTAAACCTCTTAAATCCATTGCGTTCTGCTTGATGACCATATCCTCTAGGATTACCAGCTCTATTTCTCATACCACCATTAGCAGCATATATTGGATTAATAAAGTTAATCCACTCTTGAAATACTTTAAGAACTTGATAATCAGATGAAAGATAAAATTTTAAATTCAGATCAACATATGCTCTATTATTTGCAAAGAATTCTGTTACACCTTGTCTAGCACCAGTCTCTTCAAATGAAGCTAGATTAGTTCCAGGCAAACTTGCATCAGAACATAGAAAATTAAACCTTTCTGGGGAAGATTGTCTGAATACTCCAGCACTAGTGAGCCAAGCACTCAAATCTCTATCTGCATCTCCTCCAGCTTGACCAAGACCTAAAGATACTTTAAAAGTATTGGAAAGAGCAGGAGAAGATAAGAAATTTTGAAAAGATTGAGCTGCAGCAGCACCATCAACCGCAGCTACGGTAGGATTAGCTTCTAAATTCCTATCTACTAAATTGTTTGCCGACATCTAAATAATGCATGATCCCCACATACTATGTATATGGCTTATAAGGGAAAATACAGACCTAAACATACTAAAAAGTATAAAGGTGACCCAACACAGATCGTTTATAGATCATTATGGGAAAGAAAGTTTATGGAATACTGTGACTTAAATGAAAGTATAAGTCAATGGCAATCAGAAGAATTCTGGATTCCATATAAGAGTCCCATAGATAATAGGACACATAGGTACTTCCCAGACTTCTTTATCAAATATAAGGATGCTAAAGGTATAAAAAGATCTGTTGTAATTGAAGTTAAACCAAAGAAACAACTACTAATGCCCAAAAAGAACCCAAAGAAAAGAACTAAATCATGGGCATATGAAGTACAAACATACGTTATCAATCAAGCAAAGTGGGAAGCAGCAAAAAACTACTGTGATGATAGAAAGTATGAATTCAAAATCATGACCGAGGATGATCTAGGAATATGATTGGAGCAGAAATACGAAAAAAGGCTGGTAAAAAGAAGAGAAGTGGAGACTGGTTTATCTCCGAATTAGAAACTTCTTTAGGTCCTCTACAAGAAAGAAACATCAGTTCTACTGATACTGGTGGAATTGAAATTGGGAATATGTTCTTCTTTTCATATGGTGCAAAATACCCTGAAAGATATGAATTTTGGGATATACAACCACTAGCAGTTGCTCTTAGTTTTTATAAAGATGGGTTCCTTGGATGCAACTTGCACTATATAAATCCACAATATCGAGACCAAGTTGCAAAAAGTCTTCTAAATAGTGGCGGAGGTACTACTGTACCAAAAAATAGCCTACACAAATACCTCTATGAAGGTATAGGCAATTTATATAAAGTCCCAGACAATGAAGATTGGGAAGAGATATCTCTTCTTCCAACCGAGAAATTTTATGATCCACGGGGAATGAAATATCCTAAACACAAAGCCTGGAACTGGAAAAAATAATGTCAGCATTAAGACAAGAAGTAAATCCAAACTATATCGGACCTGATGGTACGCCAGGAATCACAGCGACTAATAGTAATACAAATAAAACCCAAAACTATAAACTATTTTATTTTGGTGATACAAGAACTGCACAGGTATTACCAGTAGATTCAACTGGAGAAATATTAATAGACGCTAAACCAATATACACAAACGGAGTATGGGATACAACTCAATTTGAAGGATTAGATACTAGTACGCAAGAAGTTATTCATGGTAAAGTACAAACAGGAGTAAGGGAACATACCACCAGAACAAATCAAGAAGTCCCACAATGGGCTGATTCGGATCAACAAGGATTTGGAGTTGCAACTACAGATAATCAAATAGCACAGAGTATAGCAGAGAATGAAGCTTCTGGATTCGATCTAGGTTCTTTCGTATGGAACCATCTTGTTCCAGCACCTATAAGGTGGGGTGCTAATATTATTAAGGGTACTGTTCAAACTGCACAAGTAGGATGGCAATTACTAACAGAAGGACCAGCATCTTTTGTTGAGAAATCTGGAATACAAGGTGGAAGTTATGATGTTGAGAACGATTCATTTATGAAAAGGGTCGTAGCATACCCTATGGATATATCACCTCAACAAGACTATATGAAGATTGATTGTTATTCATATCAACCTCCATATGAAGCTTCTATGGAAAGAAGTTTTGGTGATGATGATGGAGAAACTAGTCTTGGATATGGATTATCAAGACAATCACCATATAGAAAGAGATTGGGAGCAGGAATAATATTACCAATGCCCAACATGGTTGCTGATAAAAATGAAACTCAATGGGTTGATGATAATATGTCGACCATGGCAATGGGAGCCTTACAACATGTCAATAAAACATTTACCAGTAAAGCAGGAACTCTATTAGCAGGTGCAATCGGTGGTACTATAACTGGTGATATGATGAGAGGCATCAACACAGCAGATGCTTTTAATAGATTAACTGGTCAAGCAGCAATCTATACAGCTATAGGTACTAAAGAAGCAGGTAGAGGAGAAATAGGTGCTAACTTACTAAGTCAATTAACTGGAAAACTTGGATACGATATAACACCAGAAACAATATTAAGTAGAGCTGGTGGTGTTGTTGCCAACTCTAATACTGAACTTATGTTCTCTGGAGTAAAATTAAGATCATTTGGTTTTAATTGGAGAATGACTCCAAGAGACGAAATGGAAGCTCATAATATAAGAATGATTATTCGTGCATTTAAACAATGGTCTGCTCCTAGAAAACTAGTAAAACTAAATTCAGGAGAACAAGCTGGAGATACCATAGGTAAAGCTGGATCTCCATCATACTTCCTAGGTACTCCAAACGTCTTCAGACTGAGGTATATGACTGGTGGTGGAAGAACTATATTAGGAGCAAATAAGTTTAAACCATGCGCTCTAACTGGTATATCTGTGGTATATACACCAGACAATACATGGAATGCCTATGATGGTGGGCAACCAATATCTGTAACTATGGATCTGCAATTTGCAGAACTAGAACCAATATATAATACTGATTATCAAGACAACGTTCAAGAAGGTAGAGCATTTGACCCTAGTGATCCAAACTCCCTTGGAGATTTAATGCCAATAAGCATTGTAAAACAAGACGTTCCATCAAGTTCAGACGTAGGTTACTAAAATGGCTAGAGGATACTTTTCACACTTACCAAATATAAACTACGTCTCTAGAACGACTGATAGAAGTTCTAATGATGAATTTATTCAGGTAAAGAATTTATTTAAGAGAGGCAGACTTCGTTCTGACTTAAGTTCAGTATTTACTGCATTTAATGATTATGTTATTGGTGAAGATCTTAGACCATCACAAGTTGCAAATGAACTCTATGGAGATCCTAGACTTGATTGGGTTGTTCTAACTTGTAATAATATAATTAATATCAGAGATGAATGGCCATTAGGAAGTAATGACTTTAGAAATTTTCTAATGGAGAAGTATGGTAATGATGAGAAATTAAACGACGTACATCACTATGAAACTCTCTATATGGTAGATAACTATTCAAGAATAGTAATACCATCTGGATTAACAGTAGATTCAAACTTTGACTTTAATTTCATTGCATATAATGCTGAGTACCAACAAGAATTAAGTTATAGTAGTGGTGTGGCAAATACAAATGTACCTACTGCAACATCTGTAGATTCAGTGGGAACTGCAAGGGATTCTTCTGGAAATGTTATTAGAAACAATAATGTTAAAAAAGTAACAAATTTGGATTATGAGACTGACCTTAATAATTCTAAGAGGAGAATTAAAGTTCTTAAGAGAGATTACTTAGATGTTGTATATAATGATATGAAGAAAATATTCAAATATAAACAGTCCAGTCAATTCAAAACAACTTACTTAAAACAGGCTCACAATCCAAGACTTAGCGGATCATAAAAAAAGGAGCCCCCATCGGGGCCCCAATATTCTGGTTCTCTAGGGTCGATCCTAGGATCCCACCAAAAGAAACCAAGCTGGTGCAATCTAACATGCATCAGCGGTTTTTTTAGCTCCATTTACTCCTCAGCTAACTGCTGGAAGTATTTAAGCGCATCATCTTCTTCATCTGTATTTGCAGTAGCAGCAACAGGAACTTTACTTAGTTCATCATCTGTTGCAACAGGAGCAGCCTCTTCACGAGTATTGTCCTCTTCTTCTACAAATGGCACTACTCTCTGTTTAGCACCAAGAACTGTATCAAGACGCTTCTTAAGAGCCTCGTAGTCCTTGAACTGATCAGGAGCAACGAATTCACTTAGGTCATTAACCTTATCATAAATTCCTTCAAGTGCCTTATCATCATCTAGTAGTGCTTCTACCTTACCAAACTCTGAACTATCATAGTTCCAGAACCCTGCAACCTGTTTGATCTTCAACTTGAAGTTTGCACCTTTCCAGAAATCAAATGGATTGATTGGATCCTCATCCTCAAATTCTGGTTGCATTGCAGCAGTAATCTTATCAAAGATCTTCTTACCAAACTTGTAAATGAAAACTTTACCTTCATTCTCAGGATTGGAAGCATCCTTAACAACATATACATTTGCATAGTAAGAAAGCTTACGCTTCTGCTTACGTGCAATATCCTTATCTGATTCACGACCACTGTTCCAGAGACTACGATTTAGTTCTCCAACAGGATCATCTTTACCTACTGTGGTTAAAGAGTTCTCAATATACCAACCGCCTGGTCCTTGGAAGGCATGACTCCAAACCTGAACCCAAGGAAGATCCATGTTAGCATGTTGAGGAAGGAATCTAACAACGGCATAACCGTTACCTGCCTTATCTACAGCTGGTTTCCACAGACGTTCATCAGTATTATTACCCTTCTCGTTGAGTTTCTCAACTTTCTTCATCAATCTCTCTGTGAGAGACCCAGAGCGGGACTGTTTTTTTAAGTCAGCAAATGACATTTAATATTCTCCGTATTTTGGTATTTGGATTGTATTGTCCGTATTATTATAATCGTATTAGTTAGAATTGTCAATCCTCTTGTGTGGGGATCTGACCTTCTAATCGTTCTAGTGTTTGGGACAAATGATCGAAGAAAGCATCAACATTCTGGCCTGGTTGGAGGCCTAGAAACTTAGCAGATTCAAGAGCTTGCTCTCTCATCTTCTGAGCATCAGGATCATCTTTCTCAAGTGATAATCTAAACATGAAGTTCTTTTGTTTATCAACAAGTTTCTTCATCAACTCAAGATGACCTTTAGTAAATGGCGAATAAGGATTAAATCCCTGCTTTGCCATTATCTCCATCAAATCTTCTTGTAATTCCTGAATTTCGGCCATTGAGGCTCTAACAACAGGTGATTTAAAGAATTCACTCATGGTTACAAATAGCTTTCAACTATAGGTATTTATAAGGGTTTAGCGTTATTTTTGACCCACATAGGGACGTAAATTCCGAAAAGGGCAGCACTCCAAAAGGCAGTAAAGACAACCAAATGAGCAACCCTATGTGGTGAAAATATAAACCCAAGAACTACCACAATTACCCATAAGTAATCTAGCAATCCATGAAAATACTGCCACCCTTCACCAAATCTTTCGATCAACTTATCTCTTTGTTCTGCAAAGAATGGTGATACGTGTCTCATCATAACGAACCCCTCATTGAGGAACATTATTATAAACCCAATCCAAAAAATCATATTGGTAATTTAGATCTAGAAGTCCTTTTAAGATAGTTCAGTTCCGTAGCTTGTGCCTTAAGTTTCTCCTTAAGGGGTTTGGTAATTAATTTACCTACTGACTCAAATTCTATATTATTATCTTCACAATAACTAATTATTGCTTCAATATAATTTAGTTTAGATTGTTGTACAAGTGATTCTATGTCACTAGTAAACTTATTCTGACAAAGGAATTTCTCTTTGAGCAGTACATCAACGTCTTTCTCCATATTCCCCGAGCTTACTTGTGACAAATTCTTCGACATATTTTGTAAGAAGTTTAATATAGTCACGTTTGTTCGACTTTTCATAGACTTTCACATCGCCATTTTCAGCGACCATTATAGTTACAATTTTATCAACTACAGTGCCTGTCATCTCATAATACATGCAAGCATAAGCGGTTTCTTGTACGAAGTACTGTTGAATCCACTTCTCTGGTTTGATTTTTTTAGAAGTCTTGAAATCAATGATGGCTAATCC